CAAGCGACTCCCGCTTGAGACGGTCACGGTTGCCTGGTATTGGATCACCGGGGGGTGGAGCTCTGCTCCGCTTGCTACTTCATCCCGCTTGCTTAGCGTTATCAGCACTCGGACATGCTGTCCAGCTTGTCCACCGGCACGACATGGGCTTTTCAGTTGCCGCAGGAGATGCGAAAGGTCGCAGCGGCACGGACGGGCGCATGGGAGATCACCACGTGGGAAACAAAATGGAGCTGGTTTCCCCCTGTCCAGACGACCCTCCGACTCACGGAGTTGGAGTTCAACAATCTCGTCGCAACCGCTCGCACAAACATTGCGACAGCCGCGAAGGAGAACGTTTTACGGGGAAGTCTGGAGCACTCAGCGTCGAGGTTGTGGAAGACAGGGTCGTTGGAGGACATGTCTTGCAGGGCGCTGGCGCCGGAGTTGACCCTCCGATGGTTGAGAGCGGGCTACGTGACAGCCTGGGGAGAGGACTATCTGTACTTGCTGGCGAGCATGAGTACTTGGGTCCTGGATTTTGTGGCGTTGAAGTTGGGCGCCCAGATCGGGAACAGGGTGCGCGCAGTGTACCTGCTCGGTCCAACCGTCGGAGTGTCGGTGTATCTCATTTGGAGGCAGGTGTTCACGGAACACAAGTGTCGCACAACGGTACGATACCTTTGCGACGCACCGACAGTCAATTCGAGAAAGGGTGGTGACAAGGAGGGCCAAGAGAAGAAGGGCCCGGAGGGGGGCGGCGGCGATGGAAAACCGCCAGATGTCCCCAGTGCTGACCCCGCGGTGTCAGAGACCGCGGAACGGAGGGCGTTGACACAAGAAACGGCCGATCTGGCAGTGCGTGCGGAGGAACAGGAGAACCTCGTGACACAGGAAGCACACGGTCGGTACAGAATGAAACGCATCGGTGACGAGAATATTTGCGTGGTGATCGGTCAGGACTTTGACAAGTCCAAGGAGAAGGACCGGTGCCCGGACGTGGGCGTGGTCACCATGCCCTGCGCGGACTTGCCCAATGTGTACACGAATTGCGCGGCCAATGTCAAGGCGGCAATCGGTGAGAGGTATCACAAGAAGGCGAAACCGTGCAAGCTCACGACTGATGACAAGAGGAAAATCGGCAAGTTCGTCAAGACCGCAATCGGCCACAAGGGGATGTTCTCAACTGAGCGAGTGAGAACGTGGTTCGAGCGACATTTCGACTTAGCAGACATGAGATCCAAGAAATGGTCGGAGGCACGTTTCGCTCAGGCATTTGAGAGCCTGCTGCGACAGGTGGACCCCGAGTTCCAGTTGAAGACGAGTGTGAAGGCGGAGCACATGGCCGAGGGCAAGGCGCCCCGCTTTCTGATTGCCGATGGCGACGCAGGGCAGGTCATGGCCTTAGCGGCTGTGAAATGTATGGAGGAGCTCCTGTTTGATACGATGGAGAGCCATTCCATTAAGCATGCTCACAAGGCGGCCGCCATGAAGAGGATCTTGGAGAAGATGGTGCCGCCTAAGAAGGCGGAGAAGTTGGGTTGCACCTTCGTGGAAGGAGATGGGTCGGCATGGGATACGACATGCAATGCGACCGTGCGAGGGTGCATCGAGAACCCGATTCTTGAGCACATCAGTCGGATTCTGAGCGAGACTTACATTCAGCCAGAGTCATGGGCGGAGGCGCACAATAAGGTGAACGGCAAGAAGGAGTTGAAGCTGTTCTTCAAGAAATTTTACGAGACGGTGCGCGAGTCCATTGGGGCGATTCGTCGTTCAGGGCACAGGGGGACGAGTGTCCTGAATTATTGGGTGAATTTCTGCATGTGGGTGTGCAGTTTATTCGAAAGTCCGGAGGACTTTCTCAACCCGGAGGTGCGTTGGAGCAAGGACGTTGCTGGCGTGGAGCGTTGGTACTATGGGGCTTATGAGGGCGACGACTCAGGAGTAAGCACCTGCCCGAAATTGTGCCATGTTTCGGAGGACGACGTGAAGAAGCTGGCCGGCGGCGAAGTCACCCTGGCGGAATTGTCTGATAAATATGTTGTACCACAACCAAGTATTCAGGCATCTATTTCTGCCTTGGCATTTTGGGACCGTGCAGGTTTCAACATGAAGTGGGAGTTCGCGAAGCAGCGGGGGACGATGGTGGGCATGCACATTGGCTTGTTGCAACATGGCTTGTCCACGTCAAAGACGAGTGCCACTTACCCGAATGGCATCTTCTGTCCTGAGCTGCCACGCGCACTCAAGGGGGCTACTTCGTGCTCACCCGCCATGATGGAGGCGGTGAGAAAGGATGACTTGAAGACGATCAAGACCATTGCGTCTGCGACGGCATTGGCGAGGGCTGCAGACTTCGCGGGGATAATACCTACAGTGTCCCGGAAGTACCTCGCTTACGCCGACATGCTCGATTCTACTGATTTCCAGGACCGGGAAATGAGCATTCGGACCAATGGAGAGGACGGTCTCAGCGCGGCTGTAGTGAGGAGTATGATTCAGGAAAAGAACAACTCCGTTACCGTGCAGGAGGAGACGGCGGTCTTAGACGCCCTATGTTACAGTGCGACGGCCGAGGAGCTGGAGTCTTTTGCTCGCTATCCGTGGTTCTTGTCGACTGTGACGCAGCACGATGAGTTTGCGCATTCGCTGCCGAGGACTTGGTCCGTCGGCGGGAGTGTGTGAGCGTGCCGGTGTGTCGAATTCCACCCATGTTGCGGGTGGCTGCAGAATTCATTTTGTTTGAAGGGAGCGTTGGTGGAGGAAATGCCATCAGCGGAGATGACGTTGTGCACAAATTTTTTCGTTTCGGGGGCTCGACCGTCTCGCCCAAGCCGTGCACTGAAGGGGGCCGCACCCCAAGTCAGCCTTGTTCTTCTGCCAACTCTATCGCTGTGTGAGTTGGTGAGAGCCTGTGTGACAACCCAAGGCTTGTTGTCTGAGGTGAAGGCCTATGGACGTCCGGATTTCATCCCCGGATGGGTTTGCCAGCCCTAAAGTCCAGACCCGAGATCGGCAATGCGGTAGGCACTCCTTAATCACTGACCACTTTGGAGGTGGTGTACGGAGAGAAGTCGAAGTTGGCCGCTGAGCAGTAATGCGCAGATGGTTGATTACCGATCCAGCGTCATTTGGCTACAGTACCGAGGCCCAGCGTAACTGGGTAGTGAAGGAGAGAGATGCATTAGCGTCGCGATCTGTGTGGAACCGGTCACCGACCAAGGGGCTGAGCCACCCAGTAGGAACTCGCAGACTCCCGGCTGCCATGATGTGTATCCGACTCTTCCATTGATGTTGTATAGAGTAACAGCTTTGCAACCTTGTGTTTTGGGTGGTGTGGTAGCTTTACATATAAACAACCTATCAGCCACCCGGTCTATTTTCTGACCACCGCCATGTTTTTGTCTGGCGGCGCCGATTTGGCGCAAGCGACTCCCGCTTGAGACGTGTTTTGTTTGCCGGGAC